TTATACCTTGTCGAGCCTGCCGACATACGTCTGATTGCCAATCTCCAGACGGACGGGGATGCCGTCATCCGGAGTCGGTGCCGGAACGGGATCCGGCTGGATCTCAACCGGATCCGCTTTGCCGTAGCCGTTGAGCCCCTTAGCCTTGATCTGCGTCGGGTAGTCGGTATAGCAGTAATCAAGATCTACGTCACCGGTGACGCCAGCGACCTTGCCGGTGTGGCTGTACTGCCACATGCCATAGCTGGTGATATATGTCGGCTGCTGCCCGCGTGTATCGGCTACCCACAGGGCGTACCGCCGCAAAACGTCTGCGCTGATCTTGTCATGCATCGGAGATCCGGACATGTACAGCCCCACCCAGTAGCCGGCTTTTTCAACGCGGCTCAAAAACGCATCAACGACAGCGGAGAGCGCCTTGCTGTCGAGATCCAGCATGTCTCCCTCGACATCGTAGTATACCGGATATGCAAACTTTTTGCCGCGGAGCCGCTCGATAAAGCAATCAGCCTCTTTGCGTGCCTCTGCGACCGTCTTTGCCTCACCGTACCAGTACGCGCCGACCGGAATGCCGGCATCAGTAGCCGCCTTGTAGTGCTGCTCATACAGCGGATCCGTGTAGTCGCGCTGCCCCGCCTTGATAATGACAAAATCAGAAGTCAACTTCCCCCAGTCGATTTTGTTCTGATAGAGCGAGATGTCGATGCCGATTTTCAGCGGTTTTGCCGTCTTCTGGACGTCGTAATACTCATAAAAACTGCTGCACGGGATGCAGTAGCTGTTGCCTTTTGTCTCGTCACCAAACCAGTGACCAGATCTGACGTCCACATGTGTATAGCTGTCGTTGATGCGAGCGATGCCGGAAAGTCCAACATCCTCCGCGGCACAGCAGACCAGATAACTGACAATAGGCTTGCCGTCCTGCCCGTAGCAACAAATGTCAGCCGCTTTGCCGAGTGTGTGCTGTCCGGTGCCAGATCCGCCGACAGACTTGTCATGTGCTGCACAACGATAGCCGCTCGACACGATGATCTTGGAGCAGCCAAGCGCGGTGTAGAGCTGTTCCAGCTTGTCGATCAGCTCGTCCGCGATCAGAGTGCTGTGCTCTTTGCCACATTTGCAGCGGAACTCGCTGACATTAAAATGCGGAGAGAGCTGCTTGCTTTTGATGTCATACGTCTTTACCATTCTCATCGCCCTCCTTGCTCTGAAAAACTCGCAGCTTTTTGATGATGCCAGCTGCCCACTTTGCTTCCGGATTCGCTTCGGCGTAGTTTTCAAGGATGCTGATGATCTCCATAGCCACAATGTATGCAAACACGGCACCAGCTGCAAACGCTCCGGCTATCTCCGCCAGCTGCGGCGCCTGATAATACTTGCCGAGCTCGGCAATGCCGATTTCCAGCCCGCACGCCGTCGCCATGACGAGGATCTCCATGATCTTATGCAGCCCGCCGACGCGCATCTTTTGCGAGCTGATGTCGCGCTTGATCGCCGCCTTGATCAGCCCTGTGATAAAATCCGCGAGCGCAAGCCCGACCACGATTGCAAGCATGATAATGTATTTCATATAAAAGTATCCTCCTGTTTTGAATCAAAGCGATCTAATCATCGCATAAAGCTCGGCTGGTGTCGGGCAGTACGGAACGAACTTTTCCGAAATATTCCATGCATTTTGCAGGCAGATCATCGGCTGGAATACTACGTTATCAAAGCTGACCGTCTGCCCTGTCGGTTTACGTACTCTGATGATCGGTGCCATGCGCCCGTCACTCGTGATCGTAAAGTCCTGCCCGCTGCCAGTATCCAGTTTGTAGGCAGGTGATCCACCAACATTTTGCACAATCAGGCAGTATGTGTCCGTGCTGCCGCCTGCCGGACAGCCCGACAGGTGGTAGCTGCCCGCCGGAATCACTTTTTGATCCGCAGCATTGCCGGTGTAGAGGTAAAACTGTGCATCGCCCGTGCCGTCGTGCTCGCCGTTCAGCGTGATCGTCCCAGCATCAAAGTCATATGTTGCCGTGATACCGCGCTTGGTCTCCGTCGTGAGCGGATTCGACAGCGGCATGATGTTCTTCGCACCGCCGTCGATCAGATCAGCGAGCAGCGTGTCATGTGTCGCGTCCGCAGCTTCGCGGGCTGCTGTTTCCGCTGCAAGTGCAGTTTGGTCTGCTTTGCTTACTTCCAGCGCATCAATCCGCGCCGGACACGCATCAATCTGCAAATAATCGCTTTGTGTCATCTGTCCTTCAGGCATGATAATCCACCTCCGTATACAGTACATAGCCGTCCTTGTCGCGGATGACTACGCCGTTTTTATCGCGCCATACATAAGATGACGCGTCGTCTTGGATTTGCGCGACATGCACCGTCGCCGGAATGCTTGCCGGTCTGGTAAAGCTGCGGCGGTTTCCGACCGAGAAATTGAGCGTTTTGCCTGTGATGCCGTCTTTTTCCGTTTCGGTTATTTCCAGATAGACAGCACCGCCGAGCCGCTCGTCGTACACCGTGCCTTTGTCGCCGACCTTATAACGATACATCTTACTGATATCGTCATAAATCGGATTTCCGATGCTGTCGGCAATCTGGAACTTGTACGAAATCACCGGTTGACAGTATCGCCAAAAGTAACTGTGCATGTACTGCGCAATTGCCGCCATGTCGTGACCTTCCGGCAGCGATACCGTCACGCTCCTGACAATGTTGTGCGGAATCTGACGGATCGGGAAGCTCTCCGGCGACCAGCTTGATGCCGTCCACGATCCCTCGCCGTCGTATACGCGAATATACGAGCACATTGTAGATACATCGACCGTGCGCGTGATGCCGTGCAGATTGTTTCCGACGCGGAGATCAAACGCATGATCGTCGGAGTCTTCCATCTCGGAATTTACACTGAAATAAAAGTTGTCGCGGAACAGCTTGCCACCGACCACCTCGCAGAAGCCGTTACCGCCAAGAATCGCGGCGACTGGTGTCATGCCGTCGCCCACATCGTTGAGGTAGTTGATGCCCTCGATATCGCTGTAATACTGGTACAAAAAGCGGTGTACATCCGATCCAGCATAAAAAGTGGACATCATGAGGATGTTCCGGAGCACCTCGTCGCCGGTCGTGCCCGCGATCTTCGGCGGGCTGTCGCAGAAAGCACTCGGAAAAATCCAGCCGTCGTTAAGCTGGTAAAACACATGCTCCGCTGTGCACTCGACCATGTGAGCATTAAAGTCCTGCGTCACCGACATGATCGTAAAGATTTGCCCTAACACTTTCAGATAATTACGCTCGACAATCAGTTTCCATTTGCCGTCCTCGTCCATAGGATGACGCATCCGGACGCTGTACTCGCCGTTAAGCACCTCTTTGACGCGGCACTCTGTCGGGCAGAGGATTGCCAAGCCGTTTGTATTAAAGTCCTCACGCTCGGCAGAGATGTCAAACACGCTGACATACGGGTTTTGATCGACGATGTTGACGCGCAGCTTCGGAATGCCGATCATGAGATCGCAGAACGGATAGCCTGCGTTCCGCAGTCCCTCGATATGCCAGACACCAGCACCGCAAGGATTTACAAGCGGTTTTGCAGGGTAGCTGATAAAGTCTGTGTTTGTCGGATATGCGTCCTCGACATCCGTGGGAATGTACCATGCCACGCCATCACCCCCCTTATGGATCGACTGCAATCGGAAATCCCGCATCGTGCAGCCAGTTTGCATCACGGCATTGCGCGTCTGTACACACGATCAGGTTGCTGTCCTCCGGCAGTACGACCGTCAGCGGATCGGGCACGGATACAATAGACGGATAACCGGCAGCGGCTTTTACTACTGTTGTAATCGGTGCAGAGCACCGGAAAATGCATGCATGTGCCAACCGTGTGATTGAAATGTCAGTCAGGTCATCGCCGTAGAAGTCGAACCAGCTATACTGAGCGTCCCGCGTTTGACCGCCCGGATTGTCAACCTTTGAAAACCCGCGCAATGCAATTTTAAAATTGCAGTATTCCTGTGCGTATCCAAGTGTCAATGTTTTGTTGCCCCCGCTTCCGAGTATAGCCTCAAAATTGCACGAGCTTTGGCTCATACGCATGCCACCAAACACCTGAAATGGTGATCCGCTCGAATTTGAATATGATATCAGCCCCGAAAACATACTACCTTGACAAACAACATGTCGGTCGGCAGTTGGAATTGTTTGCCCATCAATGCTAGACACGCGAGAACCGCCCATAAACACGTAGTACTTCGGGTACGTGTTTTCGATGACCATGTTTGTCAGATGGAGTGAGTCCCAGAACTCAAGACGAGCGTTAGAAGTGCTTCCTTCCGAGAGCAGTTTGAAATAGCTTTCTGTCAATTTCAGATTTTTGATCTCCGTCCCGTTTCCGAAAATCCTGTCGCACATGATGTTGATTACAGTGTTAGAAATGCCCTCCGGCACAAAGTCATTCATGTCCCACACGGCATTTTCAGGGAGATGCACCGCGGTTTCCGGAGTTGCGATAGCTTCGACAAATTCCGCCCACGTTGTCGGATATGCGTCATATTGGCAAAAAGACATCAGTAACACCTCCAATTGCCCGTAATTGTGACACTCGACACGTTCGACGACACCTGCAATACATTTGTGCCGACTGAAAACATCGGTAGTTTGCCCTGTGTGTGTTCCATGATCGAGATGTTTTCTCCGTTCACTGTTTTGTAAACGAGCATTCTGTCGGAATCAATCGTCACAGACACGTTATTGCTACTCTGATTTACGTAAAACGGTATGCCGTTACATGTAATAATTGCGTCTGCCGGATTCATTGTAAAACGGATAATCGGCTTGCTGTATCGTGTGCCCTCGTTCTCAATCACGCCGTCCTGCGGCAGTTCAAATTCCGGATTTGACACGAAATATTTGAAAGGGGAGCAAGTGAACGTGATTTTATACGCGATTTTTGCGCCGTCATAGCTTTGCACCGGAGTAATACCGTCGATCATGCGGATTTTGAAGTAATACTCCGGATATCTGCTGATTTGCAGTCGCTTTGCGCTTTGTAACCACGCATATAGGTCTGTATCAGAGTAGTTACTCCTCATTTGCGGGAACTTATAACACGTTAACGGGATTTTGATGTTTTCATACGAATCATCTGAAAAAATTCCGTCTTCATCACTGCCGAACTTGAATGCTGTGTACCGTTTTTTCGCCATAGGCGGAACGGGAGGTGTATCACAATACAAACCGACATCCACGCACGAAACGCCGTCAACACGAAATTCGTCATAAGAATATGTCTCAATCCAGCTCATGTCCATGCACCTCCTGCAAATCCAAGCCCGTAGCCTCTGGATTCTCTGCCTTGCAAGTCGGAAAGCTGCAAGGAAATCTCATCAATCATAATGGAAACTGCCTGCTTCACGCTTGATTCATCCATTGCACCAGCGACATTCACCGTTACGTTGAGATTTTCAACCCTTGCGCCGCCACTGATGCGGCTTGCAAGCTTGTCCATCCATTCCGTGTGAGTGTCAAGCGGCAAAAGAACTTCATCGCCGTTTTCGCCGACAACAGTATTATTCAGAACTGCCGGGCGGTCAGCGAAAAAGCCTGTTGCGTATCCTCTGTATTTCTGTTCGTAATATTCAGCAAGATTCGACGGGACACCCGTAATTGCTTTGTATGCTTCGGAATTTCCGGAATTACGGCGCGTATTCTGAAAATCTTCAAGGGAAAGCGTCGAACCGGAGTCAAGCCAATCATGGATATCTGAATTTACATCGCCCTCAATGCTCTCTGCAATCCAATTTCCGAGCCGTGTTGTCCAGAGGTTATTATATACTCCCTGAATCAGCTGCTTTGCGATTTCGCCGCCCTTTGCATCCCAATCAATGCCGCCGATAAACATATCTGCAATAAACTTTGCAGCTTCAACGACCAGACCGCCTACAGCGTCGCGGGCTTCTGTTGAGGTCAAGCCCTTTCCGATTTTGACAAGAATCTCTTTTGCAGTTGCAAAAAGCTGCTGCCGGTTTTCCTCGTTATTGAGGTAATCACCGAGATTCTTGATAATCTGTGTTGCGGATGATATAAGTTCAACAGAGAAATGTGTCAAGCCCGCTCCGATATTCTCGATAATCTTAATCACGCCGGTTTCCGGATCCATTAGCACTTCAAGCGTTTCCGGGCTTGTCAGCCCGTCCATAAGCGCATTGATAATTTCAAAGCCCTTATCTGTGATCGCTTTCAAGTTTTTAGGGTCTGTGATCTTTGCGGCAAAAGTCGTAACAGTTGACGCCGCGCTTGTAATAATTTCCGGAATCTTGCTCAAATCAGACGGGAAAATACTTGAAATAAGGTCTTTTCCAGCTTGCAGCAGTTCGTCTTTTTTACTCATGATCGTTTGCGCGATAGCCGGCACCGTCTGTGCAAGCGAAGAAACGACCGCCGGGATATTGCTTGCAAGCCCTGCAACAAGCGAAGTCGCGCCGGATACAACGGACGGCAAAAGTTTATTCATGATTTCTGGCACTTCCGGCGAAAGTTCACTGACTAGTTCTGAAAGTCCCTCTGTCAATGCCGGAACAATATCAGTGAGTTTCCCGGAAATGTTTTTCACCGCTGTTTTTGCAGCATCAGAAAAAGCGGATGCCGACCCAGTGCCAGTGAGAAAGTTTTGCCATGCTGCTTTCATTGCAGCGATTGAACCGCTGACCGTTCGGCTTGCCTCTGCGGATGTCGTACCAGCAATCTTCATGTGCTTCTGCATAACGCTGATTGCATTGACAATGTTTCCGAAGCTCATGGAATCGGCATCGACTGTAACGCCGAGCTCAGCCATTTCCTCGTTCATCTGCGCAGCGTCCTGGACCAGGCGAGCCATCTCTTCCTTTGTACCGCCATAACCAAGCTTCAGGTTGTCGAGCATTGTATAGTTTGCTTTCGCAAAACCCTGATAGGCGTTCTGAATACTCTCCATACTGGAGCCGTATGTATTCATGTTGTCGGCCATGTCTATAATGGCGCGGTTCGCAGCATCGGCTGCGGCCTCTGTGTCTCCGTCAAGCGATTGCAGCAGAGATGCAGAAAAGCCCGTGACCGTTTCCATGTACTGATTCGCGGAAAGGCCTGCTGTTTTGAACGCCTGATTCGCGTATTCCTGAACCTTTTTTGACGATTCGCCGAAAATCTTATCAACGCCGCCGACAAGCTGTTCAAAATCAGCAACCGCGTCAAGGCTTTTCTTGGACAATGCCGTGATAGCGGTACTCGCCGCACCGATTCCGGCCGCAGCAGCCTTCCCGACACCCGCCAGGACATCTCCTACCTTTCCAGCTGCGCTTTTCAGGCCGTCTGCGAAGCTGTGAAATTTTCCTTTTGATTCGGTCAGACCTTTTTCATATTCCTTTGTATCGAGCCCAATTTTGGCAAATAAACTGAATACATTCATTCGTCGTCACCTCTTTCCAGAATTGCTCCTAGGCCGTCGATGATAGAAGCCGCAATTTCGGATGCTGAACGTTGTTCAGCTGGATTCAGTTGTTCAGCTGGATTCTCAGGCTGCTCCTGTTCTTCATCCGAAATAAACGGTGGATTGTACGCCTGCTCAACCCAGCGTGTCGGAATTCCTGTAATATGGCCGAGCGCATCGGTGACATAAGAACGAAAACAGACCTCGCGCAGCCGGGATTCATACAGCATGAACAAATAGTCCGTGCCGAAAATGTCCAGCTTTGCGAGGTCTGCCGCGATCACAGTCTCTTGATAAAGCCCTGCGCCCGAAGCAGCGCATCGAAAAAATGCAGGCACCTCTCAGAGCTCAACACATCCAGGACAGCAGCAATGCAGTCCTCGCCGTCGGCAGGATCCTCCTGACCGGCAAAGTCCTCGCCACTCATGAAACACACTGCGCCGCACAGCTCCATTGTGCCGTCCACATTCGTTTCCATGCACCATTGCAGGATGTTAAAGAAGTTTTCGGTTCCTGCCTTTCGGATATCTTCAGCGGAAGCTCCTTCCGGGAGCTTTGGCAGCTTTGCACGGATAGCTCGAACACCGTCGGCGTACCGACGGACGATTTCTGCAATCTTTACAGTCTGCACGGCAAATTCCTTCGGCGTGCAGTTCGCAAGTGTTTTCATGCCGATGCCTCCTTATGCCTTAGCTGTTACAGTCGCATTACCGGATGCAAGAGCACCGTTCTGGCCAACAGCTGCGACGGTGATCTTCTTGCCGGTTTCCGCAGTGATGTCGGATGTTCCGTCCCAGACCGTCCATGTGTAATCAGGCATAGAGCCGTATGCCACAGTCGGAGCGGTCGTGCCGGTCTTGTAGACATAGGACGCACCGGCAGGCTTCGTGTAGTTGGTGATCGTCAGCTTGGTCGTACCGGATGCTGTGCCTGCTGCGGATGCAACAGTGATCGTTCCGAGAGTTGCGTCAGGATTCGCGATGCGGTAGAGCTCGATCGGCTCGATCGTGTTGTCAGCAAGCGACTTGTAGCCGGTAATCGTGCAGGACAGTCCACCGACAGCTGCCTTGCTTGTGGAGATGCTCAGGCCGCCGGTGCTGTATCCCTTCGGGATCAGTGCAATCACATAGCCACCGTCTGCAAGCGGCAAAATCAGCGCGAGGTTCTGGAAATCCTCCGACACGATTTCATACTTGATAGTGATCTTGTCGCCGTCGATCGTCGCGGAGCCAAGTGCCATTGCAAGATCAGTGATACTCATGCTGGCAAGTGTGAACGTGATCTGCGTTGTGACCTTCGTCGTAACAAGACCCTCCAGATAGTCGAAATGGACATTGTTCAGGTCGCTCAGGATGTTGATGGTTTCCCGGTTGACATTTACGCCGAAGCTGTCCTTCGTGACAACACCGACCTGACCGTCAAGCAGAGACTGACGGAATTCCGTGATGTCAAAGTTTTTCACAAGCAGACCGCTGTCGAACTGAACGCTGCCAGCCTGCTCGGGGGTAATCTTTTCCAGCCTTGAGAGATCAATTCCCATTGCTTTTTCCTCCTTAATTCGTGATAAATGTCAGATCAATATGAAGCAGCTTCCGTCTGTCGTTATCAGCTTCAGCGGGAGCATTCTGCGCAAACGGGCTGCCTTTTGTCACGCAGATGATGCCGTCATCGCAGACCAGCCGCTTGCATCTTCCGATTTCAGCGGAAATAGTGTCTGTGAGCTCGTTCAGCATCTGCCAGGAACCGGAACGGTCCCAGAGGTTTACGGCGATCTGAACCGGTTCGCCTCTGAACTCATCAGTCGCCAGCTCATAAGTGAGATACGGCGGCGCATTCTCCACAGTTTGAGAAGCATCAAGCCATGCAGGCACGCTGTTTTCTTCATACGCCCGCAGCCCGAAACCAGCAAAGAAGGCGTGCAGGCACTCAGCTTTCGTCATTATGTGCCTCCGTTTCTGCCCAGCTGTCACCGTCAGGCAGCCGCCATTTCACAGCTGCGTGCATCCGCAGGTCGAGGCGGGAGCCTTTCGGAGTCTTGGCGTCTTTGGCATCACTTGTGATCTGGAAAATCATGCCGTCACCGACGCGCCGAGCAACAGCATGAAACGGAAGAAGCACGGCGCGCTTTGTCAGGATCGTGTACGCCGGGTCTGCGGTTGCTGCTGCCGCATGTTTGGCCGTCTGTTCTTTCGGATTTGCGTGAGTTGAGATAGCAGACACAGCAACACCGTCAAAGTTTCCGCTGACAGTCCATGTGTTATGGCCGCCGCCCTGACCGTCATCCGTCCGCGTTGCGGTCAGCAGCTCAAACGGTTCAAAATTCAGATCAAGCAGGTTCATCTTCCGCCTCCTTCCATTGCTTTTTTCATAATGGCTGTATACTTTTTCTGGTGTCCTCTTGCAGCATTCCGGATGAAGTGCAGAGGTTTCACGCCGTACTTTTCACTTGCGTGCGGGACGGTGTAGTGACCGGTTCCGAGCTCATGAAAAGTCGCATGATCGTTATCGGTTCCGACGTATACGCCATCATGGCCAATCGCATACCGGATAGAATTCAGAAGATCCCCTGTGTCAACACGTTGCTGTGAACGGATTGTTTTCTGCGCCTGCTTCACGGCTTCAGCTCCGATTTCACGGAGACCGTCCTCACACTGCGCAAGTAATGCGCGCATTACTTCATCGGAGTGATCTTCGATTTTCATTCCATCACCCCATAAAGGTCTGCCCATCCGACAGACTGCCGTGCAATGCCGAGCTGCTGCATTTCGGACTTCTTGTAATACAGCATCTGACCGGCGTTCAGATATGTGTAATTATACTGATACGGGCCGAGTGATTCACTTGCGGACTGAACGGCAACGCCCTCTTCGGAAGCGTCCAACGCACGACAGACAGCCTGCACAACGACCATTTTGACCGCGAGTGCGAAGTCTTCTCCGGTCTCCGGGTCTGCGATCATGCGGTCAATGTTTTTGCCATAGCTGTTTGCTTCGAGCCGGAGCATGGCGGAAGCCTGCGTGAGCAGAACTCCCGCCGCCTGTTCCTGCTCTGCCGAGAGCGTGCGTCCGATTGCCGTGATATCACTCGCCTGTGCGTACACGGCGCCGCTCATGATCAGGCACCGATGTCTGCGGCTGTAACGGTCACATAAGCAACAGCCTTGACCTTGCTGCTGCTGAGGTTGACGATCTCAATGACATCGCCCTCAGAAACTGCGATCTTGGTCGTGCCGGAAGTCAGCGAAGTACCGTCGTATGCGGTAGATGTTTCGTCATAGGTCGCACGGCTTGCCGGATTGAGCTTATATGCGTATGTCGTGCCGGTGTTGCCTGCGGTGACCGTTGCAATGGTCTTACCGGAGTCGGATGCTGCGAGCGTGACAGTCAGGGTACCCGGTGCAAACACGGAGCGGATCGCAGTGGAGCGGAGAACCTTGTGACCGTAAACGCGACGACCCTGTACAGCGCATGCGCCGATGTAGTCGCCAGACTGCGCGAGATCCTGCACCTTGACCGGGACACTCCACTCATGCACGCGGGTCGCATAGCGCGGGTGGCCTGCGATCATTGCGAGGTTCGCGGTGGAGTCGTTCCACTCCTTGACCAGGAAGCCACCGATCTTGCCGAGAATGCCGTTCTGCTTGACGCTGTCGCCAAGGTCGGATGCGGAGATGAACTCCGGCGACTTCAGGATCAGTGCAAAGGTGTCCGGCGTGACCAGCAGATAGCGCTTGCCGTCGTCCGGGACATCTGCCTTACTCATCGCGGTACGAATGTCCACAATGTTGCTGTAGATGTTGTCCTTTGTCAGGCTTGCGACACTCATCGCAGTTGCACCCGCGAGCAGCGTGGTCGCACCGTCGGTATCGAGCTGACGCGCGAGGGAGTAGCCTGCGGAATCCAGTCTGTCTGCAACGAGGTTGTCCGGAACAGATGCGGCATCATAGCCGTCGATCACTTCATTGACCGCCTTGTCCTTGTCGATCACCAGCGTGGTGTAGGTCGTGCTGCCGGTCGTCGGTGCGAGACCGTTTGCCTTGTCGTAGTCGGACACAGCCACCTCGGTATCACGGACCGGGATCTTGACAGCGCCGGCCTTCGGGTCGCCCTCATAGTCGTTGTTGAAGACAAAGCCGTCAGCGAGTACCAGCTCAGCGCGCAGCTTTGCGAGGACGAGATCGGAATATCTTACCTGTGCTTCATGTGCCATAGTAATGCTCCTTTCACTTTTTCAGTTCGGGGTTTTTCGCGTAGAACGCCTGCTCTACGCCGGAAAGGCCTTCCGTGCGCTCAGAAGAGAAACGGTGCTGCTGATGCTGCGGCACTGCGAATTTCGCGAGCAATTCCGCATCCTTGCGCAGTTCTTCCTCTGTGCTGCCGGTAAGGCGTTCAGCCAAAGCGGAAGGGAGACCGGTTTCCAGTGCGATTTTCAGTTTTGCCGAGCTGATCTCGTTCGCACTGATCTTCGCGGTCAGGTCAGCGACCTGTGTTTCACTTACCTTCAGCTTTTCGGTGAGTGCTGCGATCTGATCAGCGGACTTCTTTGCGTCATCCGGAGAGACCCAGCCCTCATATTTCTTTGCGACCTCAGCGGTCACGCTGTCGGTCACGCTCTTGGTGTTGCGCTCCAGACGGTTTTTGATGATCGCGTCGAGTGCTTCCTGTGTTTCGATAGCCTTGAATTCTTCAGACATAATAAACTCCTATCTTTCCGTGTAGTTACGTTAGTATTCGACAGTGTACTCAGGTTCTTCCCTGTCGTTTGCACACTGCCACACTGCTAGCGCAGCAGCTTCGAGCAGTGAGATGTCCGCACCTTTCAGAACGGACGTATACCCGAAGCCGCCGTTTGAACCGATGGCTCTGTGCTCACAGTTCACCGCAGCTTGCCGCAGTGCCGGCTGATCCATGTGACACAGCTTCCCGGCAAAAAGCTGCTTCTCAAAAAGTGCGTTTGCTTCCGGGATCTGCTGCACACGCGGCAGCAGTGCTGTGCATTCCGTTTCCGCATCATTCATGTCAGATTCAAGAATGCTCTGATTGCCCGCACCGTCAATGACAGCGGTCACCGCATGCGGATTTCGCAGGTATGCAATGATCCATTCATTGCCGTCACGGACAGGGCGGCAGTCGATCGCTTCCAGGAAAATCTGATCGTCGTCTGTTTTGACTGCGACTGCGAGAGATACATTACCGGATTGCTTTGCATACTTCACGCCAAAGAAAAGGCGCGGTGTATCTCCGAGTTCCGGCGGCGTGTGCAGTGCGCAGTGTTCCCAGTCTTTCTGCGTGATCGCTGATTTCTGTGAGTATTTGAGCCAAAGGCCCAGACGCTGGATATTGTCATCGACCTGGTCATCACCGAGCTCGTCGCGGATCTTGCGCTCCGTCAGGATCGTGCCAAGCGAGGGATTTGTCTCGTACCAGAGCTCCGGATCGTGCGCATCAGTCAGATCAGGCACGGACCATTCTGCCCAGAATGAGCTTTCACGTCCTGCCGTCAGCACGGATTTCCGGAATCTCAGGAACACATCGCCGGAGCTGACTGCTGTCGGCGGTGTGCCGCACATGAGCGTCTGCGGGTTTGGGGAGTCAGTGACGACATATTTCAGCGCAGATTCCTGATCGGAAGTGTATTCCTGCGCTTCGTCGATGATCAGCGTGTCATAGCCTTCGCCAAGACCGCCTTTTCCGCTTCTGGTGCGGAAGTTGGCAACAGCTTCCGAACCGTCTTTCAGCCATTCAATGCTAAGGCGGCCGGCTGACTTGTATGATTTGAAATCCTCATCCTCTTTGTAACCGATCTTCTTGAGCAGCTTCGAGACTTTTTCCCACGTACTTGCAGAGGTCGATTCGCGGTGCGCGGTGTAAAGGCATCGCCGTTCATGGAGCAAATCCCACAACACGCGCATGATGAGTATTTCAGATTTGCCATTCCGTCGCGGAATGGACCAGCCGCATTTCATGTGGATCCACAGCCCATCGTCATCAACGGCCATGATATCTTCAACCATGAGCGCCTGCCAGTCCTGTGCGGTGCGGTCTGAGCGATTGTATAGGTCAACGGCTTCCGTCCCGATAGATTCGGAATACGGCTGCCGGATGCAGATGGTAGGAGTTTGTTTGCCCAGACGAACTTCGTCCATGCAAAAAGCTCCTTTCTTATACCGACTTCCAGTCGTATGTGAGTGGCAGCGCACGGTTTGAAACCAGTTCAACTCCGGTTGAAACTTCCCGTGTCGCTGTCAGTTTATCGGATTTCAGCCGGTTGCAAGTCATGTGTGCGAGCTGCATATTGCCGAGATCGGAAGGGTGCCCGCCTTTGGCAACCGGAATGATATGGTCGATGCAGGGGGAGAGCGGATGCGGGAATTTCAGCCGGAAGTCAACCGGCTTGCCGCAGATTCCGCAGACCTTCTGCGTCGCGTAGATTTTCTTCTTGTTCGACTCGAACTGTGCCCGCTGCGGGCCGTTGTGGTCAGGCCGCAGGTTCGCTTTGCTCGGTCTGGCTCTTGCTCCGTTCGGCATGATGTTCTCCTTTCGGACATGAAAAAAGCACCCGTTTCCGAGTGCTTGTGGTTTATTCGGCTATCACAACATTCTCAAACTTCTTGTAAGCATCGAGATACCATTCGTTCTTGTCGCCGTTGTATGTCAGCTCGTAGTACATACCGTCAGGCAGTGTGCTTGACAGCAGATACTTCCAGTTCTGGAGCGCTTTGCACTTCCAGACGGTATACACCTCAAACGACGGTTTCAGGTCTGATTTGTCAAGGTGGCTCTCGATATACTCCCTGACGATCTGTAATGCTTTTTCATCCATGTGATAAACTCCTTTCGGTTTTTGGGTATGAGAAAACCGCCTTGATTACTCAGGGCGGTTTATAATTTGAATCTTGCAATTTCTTCCTCTGTCAGATCCTTGTACTCCTTGTTGTTAGCCTTCATGTATTTTGCAATTCCGTTAAAGTCAATGTCGTTTTTCGGAGAAGTAGGCCGCTCTTTGTCCCCGATATATACCCCATTAAAACCAGTAAAGTCAGGGTCTTCAATTATCCCAGCCATAAATTCATCTCCTTTTGAAGTCGTAAATGTCTATTAGCCTTTGCGCGGCTTCGTCTTCAATAATGATTTGTAACGGATGTTGTTTTGGAAAGTGAACCGCGCCAAATTCCTTTATGTAATAATGCAACAGTTCCTCATTCGCTGCAAATCCATATACGCAGCCATATCCGCCAGTATGAACAGATTCAATAACCGCTGCGGCGAATAAATGCCCTCCTACTCCGGAGTATTGTTTTTGCCCGCCTGTAAGTTCCGGATTATTATGCGGAGCTGTTGATGCAAAGCTCATATATAATCCGCCTTTTCCAGGTTTTACTGCAATCAGCCCCTGCGGTTCAGTTTCGCCTTCAACAAATACGCCCAGAACATACTCGTCACTTGGACGTTTATCCCAATCGACTCCCCATCCGTCTGCCTCTTTGTACTTTCGTAGACTTCTACGCGGAATCCTTGCTACTTCTGTTTGAACAAGCTGCCCAGTTTTCATATCCCGCAAGCACGGTGTGAATTCATCCGCCTTTATTGTAAGTATAGCACTCTTGTCATCTATTGTCAAGTTCTTTTGGCTAAGAACCTCTAATCGGTGTCTGCCTTGTAATTCGGTAACCTGCTCTTTCGTCAGCACAACCGGATCACCGGCACCCGCGCCCGGTTCAGGCGTTTCCCATTCCCGCTTGCTCCACACATCCTGCCGCTTGCGCCCGTTCTCAAAGGTCACGGAACAGCCGCAGTTATCATGCCGGCGGTAAACGTCCTTCGGCTCGCTGTGGTATTCGTAGCGGCCGGCGATCGCGGAGCACCACTCGCAGCACTTGCCGTCGGTCTTGCGCGTAATGTAGCACTGCAAGCCGGCGCCGCTTCGGAACTTCGCCTCGGCCTTCATGCGGTCGTCATGCATGGAGCGTGTCATCGTTGCCGTTGCCGAGCGTCCGCGGCGCTGCTGTGTTTCCACAGAAACGGTCTGGTCAGCAGTCGAATGCCCGATCAGATGCGCACGCGCTTCCTCGAACGGAGCACGCTGCGGCTTCAGGTGCAGGCCGTTCGCCTCGTCAAGCGCGCGCTGCACGGCATCGCACAGCGCATTGATGTCCGTGTACCGGTCACGCAGCAGCTCCACGCAAAGCGCTTCACGCTCTGCGATAGGGATGTCGGGCAGCCGCTGTGCGAAGATCTCACCGAGCATCTTGCCGGCACGGTCGCTGTAAAGGAACGTATCGTTGAAATCCGCCTTGCCGCTGTCGATCTTCTTCCGGAGCTTCGCAAGCAGGACATCGCGCTCGATGCGCTGCCTGACTTCTTCCTGCACCGTCATTCGGCATCACTCTCCAGGCCGGTCATGTTCTTGATATTCCGTGCGCCGAGGAAGCCCTCAGACGCCTGGTTGATCTTCAGGATCGCGTCACCGATCGCACCGAGCGCGGAAGCATCCGGCTCAAAGATTGGCATCCATTCCGGTTTGACATCCCGGAAAGCACTCCGGTTATATGTCTCACCGTCACGGATGCACGCCGCGAGATAGCCGGCATTGAGAAAACCGGTGCCGAAGCTGCGCTGTGCCTTGCGTGCAGTCAGCCGCAGGTTCTCATGTGATGCGCGGATCGCGTCATAGCTCGGCGGATTACCGGTCGAGAATCCGAGGTCTTCCAGCGTCAGGCCGGTCTCACCGGCGAACATGGACGCAAGCATTTTCATGTGCTCCATGTGCGGCGCCATGCTCTGCTGTTCAAATTGTCCGAGCGTCGGCTTGTCGGCATTGCCGTCATTCGTGATCTTCAGGAAAGACGACATCGAAGCCTTTTTGTTGTCAAACTGCGTTTTCTGCGAAATACCGACAATGTATTTCTGCGGCACACTGTAGAACTCCGCGCCGACCTCCGAGCGCAGCAGCGTGCGCCTTGCAGTCTGCACAATATCCATACATGCCCGGCTGATGCGGGAATGCCCGAACGGGCGCATTGCGTCAGGCCGGTAGATTACCGGCACAAGCAGCGGCGCACCAGCAGGATGCACGACAGTGTCATAGAGGTCACCGGACACATAGTATTCAGTACGGTCCGGCAGGAAGTATGCTTCACGCAGCGGCATGCCGGTCGTGGGATCGTTCTCCAGGATCGCATAGCCCTCTGTCAGCAGATTGGTCGCGGTGTCGATGATGCCGGTCGCGTTTGTACCGTCAATGCAATCGATCACCGGGTAATCATTGTCGCCGTAGCTGATGTGGAGAAAGCAGCAAGCAGAGATTGTCGCGGAAAGCACTGCCGAATCAAACAGCACATCGGGGTTGTTCATCTTGAAGATTTGGTCAAACAGGAAATCATCATTCTCAAACCCCGAGAAGATCAGACGATCTGCAATGGAATCCACAGCCTTCGCACACCATCCGAGCGAATAGGTCAGCGTTGCGAACTCCGGAGGTATCAGAGCTTGGATCTTCCGCATCTGATTCTTCATTTCATAGAATTTATACCGCAGTTCAGCCCGTTCGCGCTTCGAAGCGAGCTTCCCCCGCAGGTATTCCAAACCGTATTCTTTCACCTTTTCACTTCCTTCCAGCCACCAGCAGCATGCTCAGAGAGAGAAAATGAGCAATGAGCGGTGTAGTCCCGTCCTGCCGTTTCGAGGGGTCACTCCCCCCTGGTACGACGAACGCCCGGCCTGAGCCGAGCGTCAGCAGTGACGGAGAAGGAAAAGGGCGGCGGGGGCGGTTTTCACCCGCCGCCGGAAAAGCACTTCTTGCTCCGTCGCTTTTCTCAGTTTACATTATATCACATGTCAAGTGGGAACTTCAATGCACTCTTTTACCGCCTGCAATGCTCTACCATGCATTTTTGTGACTCCACGATAGCTGTAGTTCATTTCCACAGCGATTCGCTCCCAAGTCTTGCCGTTGATGTAACGCTCATAAAGCAGCGTGTGAAGCGTTCCGTCCGTGATCTTGTCGATCGTCCCGATAACTTCGCGCTCGGTCGCTTCCAGCAGCTCGAGCTCGTCACTGACGCGGTTCTCAGCATCCACAAGTCTTGCAACAGCAGCACCGAGCTTGTCACCGGTCTGATGTGTGCCGCCACCGGAGCCGCCGTAATTCGGCGTGATCCGCTCGGCCATAGCCCGCAGCTCGTCCAGGTGATCCTGTGCTGCCGTCGCTCTGCGAACAGCATCACGGTACTGCAACAGATATTCTTTCGGTGTCATTTCGTATCCTCCTTCTCTTTCTCCTTCTTGATCCTACCAAGCTGACGGTCGAGCTTTTCAGAGACGACTGTCATCACGTCCATTGACGTAATGCCGTTCGCAATGCGAATCTGTTCGATCATCACAAGGCTGTCTGCAATTTCCGTTGTGACGTTATGCTTGTAATCAGCCTTGCGCTGATCCGGTCGAGCCGCAAGCAGAAGAATCAGCTCAGACAGCTCCTGCACGGCCTGAAGCTCTTGCTTTTGCTGACCGTAGTGGTCGAGTATAATTTTTGCAGTCGTATCAATTCCAATCATGGTTTTATCTCCTTTGCACCCGGTGTTCGATTTTACCTGATACTTTCGTTTTCGGTCTGCATCCGATGCTGCGGACCGGATCTCTCGGCGGCTTTGTCCTGGTCTGTTCATTCACGACATCGACAATATCCGGAATCAGATCAACGACGATGCCTGCGGCCTGACGGATTGCATCCGACAACTTTCCAAGAGCATCCGCCGCCTGCTCTGCAAACGCCTTGACGATTTCTGTGCATGCATTGAGAAGATTGCGGATCCGCTCTTGCGTTTCGTCGTCAAGTGTCATTTCCGCGTCACCTCCTGAATTCCTTGTCAACGACAACCCATACCAGCGACTTCAGCACCAAGATCATCAGTGCCGTGTCCGGGTCTCTTGCGATGCAGGCAAGAATGATCCATGCCCACAGGATCGCGCTGAGGATCTCCTTGCCGATAATTCCGACTGCGTACCAAAACTTTTCATGTCCCATGATCTTTGCCTCCATATTCAATTTCTACAAGCGGGCACCATTTCGGTTTACCCTGTCTCACGGCTTCATCAACCGTCTCGGCAACACGTTCGTCGATCTCCGGCGGCGATGCTCCACACCATCCGCCGAACTGAAGCGGGCATTCAATGCAGTTGTACGGCATCTGGAAGCCCTTGATTGCGATCAGCTTTTCAGGCATCGTTGTCTACCTCCTCACAAAGTTGCTGTTTCGTTTCCTCGATAGCAGCGTGTCCCTCTTTTGTATCCAGTAAGACTTTTACATACTTCTCGCCTTCGTCCTTCGAGTCAATCAAACCGCAGCCGAGCAGATTTCCGGCAAGGAACTGCGCTGCCATAACGACAGCCATTTCGTCAATAGACAGTGATTTGATTCTTTCATATCTGGTCATTCTCAGCACCTCCCGTCGTAGGCCATAGCGTAGGCGAGCAGCTCCATGCGGATGCCGGTTTCATCTTTCGGCATCAGGCCGCTGAGAATCATACGCATGATATCAACAATCGTTTTCATGATTATCCTCCTTCAATCCGTGCTCAGCTCTGCACTGTTCTTCCGTGATGCCTCTGTAATATGCAACGCAGCAATCTTCGCATCCGTTATAACCGGAGCAGCTTTTGCAGCTCGGCCTTTCGTCGAAATACTCCGGATTATCCTCATACAATGCTTTCGGGCAACTGCCATTGACGCAGGTCGGTCCGCAGTAACTAGGACAATGTTTCATTGCTTGCCTCCTTTTCAACTGCCTCGGCGGTTGTATCAGCAGCCTTGCGCTTCCGCTTCTTTGGAGCCGGACGTTCTGCCTCTTTCTGGATCTTCGCGATCTGCCTGCTGTAAAAGCTGGCATCACCGATCAGCTTACCGATCACATTGCAGGCTTTTGTTGCAATCTCATAGACGGATTCTGCCTTTTCGATCTCAGACAGCAGCGTGCCGGCATTCCGGATCGCATCCTGATATGAAGCATTTGCTTCCCGCGCCTGACGAATCTCCTGCACCTGCCTCTGATAATCCTTCAGGAGCAGCCGCTTGCGTGCCTCAGCTTCCTCCTTCGGCATCCCCTCAAAGCGGAACGCCCGGTAAACAGCAGTCAGCTCACTGAAATACTTGTACGCCGGTGCCGGCAGCGGCAGCACGTTCACCGTGCCCTCATACGCCTGCCGTTCGAGTGCCGCCCATGTGTCAGGGTCTCGAAGGTCAATTTTCATATTCTCGCTCCTTTCCGTTGCATACTGTGCAGGGTTTGCAGGGTTTACCATAGAGCTATATATAATACATGAACCATTATTTTTTATATACGGTAAATAGAAATAACCCTGCAACCCTGCACACCCTGCACACCTCATCCTTGATACTCTGCGGTTCCAATCGTAATTCCAGTATAATACAACCCATCGCGAGCTTTCTTTTTTCCGATCCCGTCACGCTTGTAAAGCTCAGTGCCAAACTTCGTGCTGGACATGCAGTATTCATTATGCTCCTCTGCCCACTTCGCATAAACGGCGTACAGCCTTGAAGCCTTGACTTCTCCCTCTGCGACGCAGCACGCATCCATGAATGTCGAAATAACATCCATCTCGTGCTGATATTCACGGACAGCATCAAGAACCTTCTGCGGCATCGACAGCCCTTCGTTTTGCCAGCGCAGGCATCCCTGCACAGCCCATTTCAGGATACCCTCGGCTTCCTTCACGAGCTTGTACTTCAGCTTCTTGTCAACCTTGTCGATCGGGATCTGTACTTCAAACGGGATCAGATGAATGCGCCGCCAGATACCGGTATCGGTGCCTCTGATCAACGGCTTGTGGTTCGTCGCCATCCAGAGCTTGAACTCCGGCTTGAACTCGAACTCTTCTGCAAACATCTTTCGAGCCGTCACAACATCGTCGCCGGTGAGCTGCTTCAGCAAACCTTCATCAAGGCGCATTCCCTCATTCGGTTCGACCGATGTCACAAGGCGCGCGCCTTTGAGCCGCGCAATGTCTGATGACGGCGCGTTTCCGGACTTCGGGTTCACCATGATCGTCTGCGGCTGGATGTTTGTCGCGTAGTCGCCGAGAATCCCGCGCACGATCTCAAGAAATGTGGATTTGCCGTTTCGGCCTGTGCCGAACAGGAAAAACGCACACTGCTCAGAGGTCGAGCCGGTCAGGCTGTATCCGACGCACTTTTGAATATAGTCGAGCATATAGGGATCGCCGCCGAAAATATCGCTGAGGAATTGCAGCCACAGCTTCGGCTTCGGCGCATCCGGATTATATGTGACGGTTGCCTGCTTGGTGATGTATGCTTCACGGTCATGCGGCAGCAGCTCGCCCGTCTTCAGGTCGATGATGCCGTTCTTTGCTCCGATCACGGACTTGTTTCTGTCCATATTCTGCGGAAGGATCGGTGCATAATGTTCCGCCTCTCGGATCATATTGGTCTTTCCGGCGAAGCTGCGGGACTTCTTCAGATGCCTGTCAAAAGCCTTCAGCATTTCCTCATCATGTGCATACAGAACGCGCTCCTGCTCTTGCAGCATGGTCGCGCTGTCTGCAAGCTGTCGGATATAGCCGATGTTGTCAGTATACCATTTGCCCTCGAAGTAGTAGAGCCATTTCTTCTCAGTGTAGCAGAATCGGAGCATATCTCCGAATGCATCAAACAGCCGCTCGGCATTGCCGGTATCGTCAAAGCGGTACATTTTCCCGCGCACACTCGGAGCAGCTGTTTCAGCTGTCTTCCGGATACTGATAGAATAGCCGTCGTTTTCTCCGACGCTGTTGCCAGTTCCGGTATAAACAACAGACAGGCCGTCGATTGCTTTCTGCAAGGTGATCGCGCCGTATGTCGTGCCGGATTGCCTCCTGTCCCACTTGTCGCGCATCAGGCCGGAGCTGCGGAAGATCTCGTCCATGAGCTGCATATTGCCCTGACACCAGAATGCCAGCATATTGCAGAATGCCATGTCTGCTTCTGACGGTGAAGTGTATTCGGATGTATCTCCGCCATAGAGCGCAGTGAATTTTGCACCCTGTCTTGACTTCATAGCCCGGTCGATGACCTCCTGAGCTGTCATAGAGCACTCGACAAGCGGAAGCTGCTCCGGTGGAGCCGATGCATTTGCCTTTGAAGATTTCGTCCTGTACTTCTCGTAATACGGCTTGACGGTCTCGGTGATGTCCGCTATGTCCACATACTCCGTGCAGAGTTTTCCGGTCATTACAAAGAACCGCGCACCGGTGTACATCTCAACACCGATGTCTCCGTTTTTGAAATCCTTATCCGGTAGCGTACCTCGCCCAATGAAATGAACGCCGTTCCCAGACTGTGAAAACTCTGCGTATGTGTGGAGTGCATCATTCATCTGTCCAAATATATTATCCCAGATACCGTTCCGATAATCCTCGATTTCGGAAGGACGGTCGTCGATGTCAATACCGATATATCCTGAGCCATCAAACATGAAGCCGATACCGGCATAATCAACGGATGCTGCGACCGCGGTTTCAAAGTCAGTCCATGTCTGAGGGTTGTTTGATTGTGCCATTCCGCCGGTCCGCGGGTTGACCGGCTGCTTTGACAGTTTTGTATGTCCGTCCTTTGTAGCTTTCGGAATTGCCCGCCAGCACACCCAGCGCGGTAGTTCCTTTAATTCATCAGGTATCAGCTCATACATTCACATTCCTCCTGTCGTGCGGTATCGGGGGACGGTTCGGCACCGTCCCCGCCGCGCTCTGATCAGAACGGCACTTCACCGCTGCTCAGGATTTCTTCAAACTCGTCCAGATTCCCCACATTCATCGGACCAGGTGCTGGCGGAGCAGCCTGCGGACGCTGCGGCTGCGCATACCCCTGCTGCATGGGCGGCTGCTGGTACTGCTGCTGCGGAGCGTACCCCTGCTGCGGTCTCTGTGCATAACCCTGCTGCTGACGCGGTGCAGGCGAACCGTATGCAGGATTCTGTGCCTGCGGACGCTGCTTCTGAACGTGACGGCATTCCGGGAACTGCGCCGGTGCAGTGCTCAGAGAATCAACACGAACCTGCGGCTTCCCGTTGTATTCCTCATGCCGCACCTCTGCGATCAGGAGTCTGCCGGTCAGTGCCTGAAGGAACTGTTCCAGAGATTCAAAGTTCTGCCCGCTCGGGATCTTCGCAGCGCGGCTGACAGCCATGAGCTGCGCAAAGTTGAAGCCGTCTACCTGCTCGTCTGCCGGCGTAGGCTCGCGCTTGCGCCAGATGTCCAGGAACAAAACACGGTTTGCGCACGGCTGCTGGATGTCGTTGCGGATCGTCAGCATAAATCCGACCTTATACTTGCCGTTCTGTGTCTTCCGGATCTCCGCATTCGTAATGATGCACTCATAGAAGCCCTCCGGTACGAGCTCGCCGCCTCCCTGCGGGATGTTTTCGTAATTAGTACCAAATGCCATTGAATTAGCCCTCCTGTATCAATTTGATTGCTTCCTCCGGTGATCTGCAAATGCCGGCGATTGCCCCGGCCTTGCGCATCTCCGCAAGGAAATGTTTTTGTTCCTTCGACGCCCGCCCGGACGTCGTTTTTACCTCGATAAAAACCGCTCTGCCGTCAGACTTCCGGAATCCGAACAAATCCGAGAAGCCGACAGGCAAGCCGGTGGAAAAGTATCTGCCGTCCTGCGTAAAACCGCGCCCGACATTTGCCCGGAAGATGACGGCATACGGAGCAGCTGCTGCCCGAATACGGTTCTGAATATCATGCTCCATGCAGCAGCCCCCTTTGCTTTGCCTGATAGAACGCCCATCCTGGCTTATAGCCCATCATTTTCGCATATTCAAGCAGCTCGCCATAGCTGCGGCATTCGTCCGGCGTCTTGGTGTTGACGGTGAATCCCTTAATCTGAACGAGCTCCGTTTCCTTGACCTGCTCGATTGCCCTGCGCTCTTTTCGCTCAACAGCTGCTCCGCAGTACGGACAGCTTTCGACCTGCTCGCCGTTCTTTACGAGCGGGAACACCGCATAGCATTCTTGGCAGGTATAAAAACGGTCTTCCTCCGCTTCGGGTTCCTGTTTCACGCCCTTGCGCTTTAGTTTACCTTCGAGCGTCCATTCCCGGTCATCGTCCGGCATCCCGTGCCGTGCATAGTTGCCGACATGATCGAGGATCACAGCACGCTTGCCCCTGCGGTATCGCATACAGCGCATGGCCTGCTGGATGAACAGCGTGAGGCTCTGCGTCGGGCGCAGCATGATGACACAGGAACAGTCCGGAACGTCAAATCCCTCGGAGATCAGGTCAACATTGCAGAGAATGTCGATTGCGCCGCGCCGGAACTGCTCCACGATCTCCGCACGCTCTGTCTTTTTCATCTGTCCGTCAATGTGTGCTGCGTCGATGCCTGCCGCGCAGAACTGTGCAGCCATTGCCTGCGAATGCTTGACCGTTGTGCAGTAGCAGACCGCCTGCTGACCATTTGCGAACTTGCGGTAGTAGCTGATGACATCGCCGTACACCTTGCTTTCGAGCATGATTTTCTCGGCGGATTTCGCATCGAATTCACCGCGCCGCACCTTGACGGTCGAGAGGTCAGCAACATCCGGCGCATAGTAGTCATACGGCGCAAGGCAATGATTTTCAATCAGCCATTTCGCGCTGACGCCAACCACCAGATCGTCATTGACATCGCTGAGCCCGCTTCCGTCCAGTCTGACCGGCGTTGCCGTCACACCGACACGGTATGCGTCACGGTAGTAGTCATAAATCTTCTGATAGCTGCTTGCTTTGCTGTGGTGATTCTCGTCCGTGATGATCAGCGCGGGCGGCGGAATCTTGCCCAATCTATGGCAGGCGGTCTGCACCATCATGATGCGGACAAAGCGCATATCGACACCCCACCAGAGGAAGGTACGGAGAATCTGCTCGCACAGCTCCTTGCGATGCACCAGAAAGAGAATGTACTTGCCGCCGTATGCCGTGCGCTTTGCCATTTCTGCAACGATTACAGATTTTCCTCCGCCGCACGGCAGGACGATGCACGGAGCCTTATGCCCCGTGCGCCATGACCTGCTGACCCGCTGTACCAGCTCCGTCTGATACGGCCTGAGTTCCGGCATTTGCGCCCTCCTTTCTCTGCTTCACACGCTTACAGGCACAGCCCCAGCAGAGCGGTATGCCGTATGTCCGCGAAGTGCCTTCCGCAATCTGACTTGCTGTCTTGTCGCGGAACGCCTGCACCGGCCTACCGCAGTCTCCACAGATGATCTCCGGTTCCATGCCGTAGTAAACGCGCAGCGCACCGTCAACTGCTTTTAGGTCATTGTCGATATACATAGACTGGAACAGTCCGATCGGGGACTTGCAGCTGTCGCGCCCGTCTGTCTGTGTTGCAAACAGATACCGACCGTCAACGACAACCGTTTTCAGAACTGTTGTGAACATGCCCTCGACCGTGATCTTTTCATCGAGCAGCTTGCCGATTGTTTTGATCTTCTGCCGCCCGTCTTCGTCAGTGTCAATGTGATTCAGGAAGTATACAATCACATCCGGCGGAAGATCTTGCACCGATCTGACCAGTTCCCAGAAGTTTTTTCCGATATCGGTGAACTTCTGAAATCCGGTTTCCTTCGCCCGGCGCATGAACTCGTTTGCCATGAGATACTGTGTATCGTCGATAACAATGACTTTGTGTGTCTGCTGCTTCATGCAGCGGTCAATCTCAGGATACTGGTCGGAGCAGAGTACCGTCCGGAACTGTGTCCGGAACGGTAACTGCTTGCCGTTGACATTGATCAGCGTGATTTCATCCTCGCCGAAATTTCGCATGGATGCGGACTTCCCGCTGCCGGAATATCCGAGAATCAAAACCGGTAAACCCATAGCACACCTCACTTGATAATCAGCGATTCGGTTCTGACAAGCGAAGCGCCGTCAATTACCGTTCCATCCTGCAAGCACTTTTTCAGTGCTGTCTTGTCCAGCTCCGGCGTCTTGATGCGGAGCAGATCGGAACGGCCATTCAGAACGAGCTGACCGATGAGCTTGCTCTCATCCGCAACCTGCACGCTCTCAGCGTTCCTGCGGATTGACAGCTTGCACTTTGCCGTCTCGATTTTCTCCCGGTGGATCTGCTTCATGCAGCTCATGAGATAGCCGATCAGGCTGTCAGCGCGCTTCTCCTTTGCCTTCCGACGAGCGGCGAGTGTTTTTTCTTCCTCACGGATCGCATCAGCCTCCACACGCAGCGCCTTGATGTACTGAGCGACGTTCTCCGCCTTGAGCTCGAACTCGGTCTCAATACCTTCCAGCGTGTCATACCATGCCTGCTGCGCTGCCTCGCGCATATCATCTTCTTCGATTTCGTCAAATGCATCGAGCTGATCGAAAAGCTCAGCGAAGTCATTTGAAATCTCAAACAGTCTGCTCATTTTGTACCTCCTTCATGGCAGCGGCGAAGAACCGCTCCGCCTGAGCTCTGCAAGCCTCGTTCGGATGTGCAGCAAGGAATGCTGTCATACGCTTAACCGCGTCGATCGCGTTTGCAAGGTATGCCTTGAAGATCTCCTTGCTGTCCGGTTCAGGTGTTTCGGCGGGCGATGCCTGCGCCGCCGCGAGCTTTTCTTCATACTCCGCTCGCAGGGCATCGGTCTCGGCGCGGTGCTGCCGGTTGATCTCTTGAACGTGCTTGATGTGGTCGTCCTGCATCTTCGCCGACCACTGCTCATGCTCCAGATTGATCCGGCGCATCGCGTCCTGCATATTCTGCAACTCATGCGACGGCTCCGGAACGGCCACTTCGACCGGGCGGCTTTCCAGCTCGCGGACCTGATCCGTCAAAGACTGCACCTGATCCTCAAGCCGCTGATTGTCTGCCTGGGCGCTCTGGGCGGTGTTCTTCCACCGCTGCGCTGCTTCGTTTGCATTGTCGCGTTCCTTGCGGTCGAGCTCGGATTCTTCTTTCAGCGCCGCAATCTGCTCCCGCAGCTCCCTGACAGTTGTGCTTTCGAGGTCAACAGTCTGGGTAATCTCGGTGCGGGTTTCCTCCGGTGCCATTGCGAGCAAATAGAGCTTTTGAATCCCAATTTGTCCAGTCGACTGGACAAAATCCGCTGAAAGTCTGTCCGCGATTGCAATGTATGAATATGCCTGCGCCCGACTCATTCCGAGTTTTTCATCAGAATACGCCTCGAAGGTATCGTACCCAAGCGCCCGATAGAGCTTTGAATCGCGCATCTGCTTGATTGCCGTACACATCCCGTACAGCGACTGATAGATCACTTCACCGTAACCGGTGATCTGCTTGTGCAGGGCTTCCGCCTGCTGCTTTTCGGTCAACATGATTTCCTCGCTCATGCTGTTTTCCTCGCTTTCTGTTTTTTGCCGATAACACCGGCAAGGTATTCCTTGTATGCCTTAATGAAGGCATCGACTTCCGGCGTGGTCCTGCAATTCCGCAGGCCGCGCACCTGATTGATCCTGCCGTCCGTGCAGACTTCAACGGTGTAATACGGCACATCCGGCTTGTCCACCTTGCGGATGAACATGATATGCAGCTTGCCTTTGGCGTGACGCTCGGCATAGCCGCCGACGCAGTGATACAGTGCCTTGCCCTCGTCGATGATCTCCTGCATACTCTCCGGCTGCCTGATCAGCAGCGTACCGAATGCGAATTCCAGCGGTTTGCGTTCTTCCATGCGCTGTGCGAGCTGCTCCTGCATCTCCTTTGTCGCGTTGTACTTCACGATCGCTGTCAGCCGTGTGTGTATGCCCTGAAAATCATGCGGCATGGAGATTGCCGTATCGTGCATATCATACCGCAGCTTCCGGCACTGGTCGAGATAATCGCTGTACTCGTATTTCTGCACATTATGCTCTTTAAGATACCGGGAGATGCGCTGCGGCATCAGCCCTGTCGCTGCACAGAATCGCTGCATAGTCCCGCGTTCATATCCGAACTCCGCCGCGATCATCAGCAGGTCAGCGGGCTTGATCTTCGGGAATACCTCCCGCCACATGATGTATGCTTCATAATGCTTCTCATTACCAGCGAGCAGCTTGAACTCATCGCGGTTCAGACTGAGCATTTTCAGCAGATTGTTTGACTTCCAGTTGATCAGTTTGCTGGTTTCCAGGTAGTTTGTGCCGCCGTACCAGCCGGTGCAGCGCGCCGTAATCAGATGCGCATAGCCGGATTTCATCAGGTATTCCACATTCGGATGCTTGCAGTAGAGATGCAGATACTCGAACAGAAGATCCGGCGCTTTGTCATAGCAGCAGTATTTCACACAGGATTTTTCGACTGCACCCGGATTCAGCACCATGTAGGAATTGTCGGTATATCCGTAAACCCGCTGCGAGAACACCGGCTCGCGGAACTCCTTGAGGATCTTCCACCCGCCCGTATCGCTCAGGCCGTACCGGACAGATCCGTCCGTTGCGAACACATAGCGCTGACGCTCTACCAGCTGCCCGCCGAAGTACCTGTGAAAGCACCGTGCAAACAGCTCATTGCCATTTGTCAGGAGCACGACATAATTTCCGGCGTACTTTCCCTTCATCTTGTCCATGAGCGCTGACGGAATGACCGGGAAGCTGTGCAGCAATGCATCTTTTCTTGCTTGCCTCATGGTATCACCTCAGAAGTCCAGCAGCGAATCGAGCGAGAGCTGCATCGGCTCGCTCTTATGCTGCGTGATCGGCGGATCGGCCGCGCCGTTATCGCCGCAGAGGTCAATCGTCATGTGAAATCTGACCGCCGCGACCGGAAAATAAAACTTGACTGCGCGGGTGTAGATTTCCAGATCGCTGACTGCATTGCCGATGCCCTTTGTGATCGCAGTCAGGCAGTCGTCAAAACTCTTGCCGCTCTGCTCGATCGCCTGCTCGAACTCCGGCTCCTGCCGGCAGAACTCCATGAGCGCGTCAGCCGTCGGCTTAGCGATCGCCTGCGCGTGCCTGCCTTTCGGCTTCACATCAAAATAACTCTTATCCATTGACATTTTCCTCCGAATATGCTACAATGAGCATACAGACATTTTTGTTTGTTGCCGTGTCCGATGTACCAGATCGGATGCGGCTTTTCTTATGTAAGGTAGGCATCGACATACTGCTGCGCAACATCGTCCCCGCCGCGTCCTGCGATGACTGCCGGACCGTAGACATGGCGCTGCGCGATCAAAGACGCAAGCTCGTTGCGCATCATGCCCGCTGCTTGAGCTTTAAGATTGTGGTACAGCACGCCGTCATCAAGCATGATGATGTCGATATCCTTGCCGGAAGCACAACCGAGTTCCAGCATGACCGAAAACTCGTTGTAACGCATATCAATCAGCTTCGGTACTTCTTCAATTTTCAATGCTTTCATGCTCTGCCCTCCATAAACTCTGTGAGTTCATTTCGTTCTGCGGTCAGATGAGCAATTTCTTCCTCAAGATCGTGGATTCTCACAGTCAGCGCAACAACAACCGCAGGCGGTAAGCATTCAGGGCAGTCCGCCACATCGGTTTCCAATATCTCATCAAAATCAGTTTTCGTTGCATCCGCAGACTTGCTCTCTGCGATCATCTCGTCAACGGCAGCGTCGAACTCCGGATTGATGATGCCGGGCTTCGGCTTGTCCTCCGCTGCGGGCTGCATGATTTCCTGCTCAGCTTTTGCAAGCTTGGAGATGAGCTGGCTGATAGCCCCTTTTGTCACACCGTACTGCTTTGCAAGCTCATTCTGCGAGACGCCATCCTTGTGCGCCTGATAAATCGCAGCACGCTGCTGATTTGTTAGTTTCCCCATTCGGATAGCCTCCATTTTTCTGATTTCATAGATTGCTTCTGTAATCCGTTCATCGCCGAATCGCGTCTTTAGCCGGATGACGCCGAAGTGCGGCTTTTCTACCGGCTGAATCACGCTGAATACCTTTGTGGCATCCGCAGAAAGCTGCGGAATATCCGGATCACCAATCGGGATCCAATCACTCACGGTATCGCCTCCTGATATTCCTTTGCGGTCATGCCGTAGATCCCGCAAAGCGTGTCCCGCAGTGACGGATCCGGTGCCATGCCACCGCTGAGCTGCCTGTAAATATCCGGCACGAGTATGCCGGCACGCTCTGCCACCTGCACAGCCGTCAGACCGTGCTCATGCAGCCAGCGTTTCATGTTCGGCGTCATGTGCTTTCTCCTTTCCGTCGCCCCAGTCGATGTCGCTCTCATTTACGAGCGTCACCGGTACATTGACGCGCAGGTGCCGCAGCATATCCGCAAGCTGCTCCTGTGCCATCATCTCGGCATGGTTTCGCGCCCAGATCCGCAGTCTCTCCTTCTCGTCCCGAAGGATGTCCCGCATGATCGACCTCATGTGCAGGCAGTAAGCAGCTGCTCCGCCGACAGCACCGCCGCAGACGATCAGCAGACATGCAAGGATCTCACCGTTTGTCATTGCCCTGCACCTCCCAAAAAGCGTTCCGGACAGCAAGCGTCATTCCCGTTGCGAGCACTGCCGATACTTCCTGCCAGTCCTCCGGAGCTGCTGCGGAAATGATCTTCTCGCAAACATGCTGCACGACATGCGCGAGTTCTTCTGCAAGCTCGTTCGGTGTGCCGAGGCAGGACAGTGCGGTCTGCCCGGACGTTGCTTCAATTTTCAGCATACTGCTGCTCCTTTCTCCGGCGGATCCGGGATCAGGCGGACGCCCTGGCAGCGGCTCAGCGGCTCGATTTCCTCCGGATGCTCCGAGAGGTAACGCCCGATCGTCCTGCCGATGTTTTCCGCGATCTTTTTCCGGACACGCTGCTTTTCTTCCTGCGTGAGCGTTGAAAACTCGATCAGGTTGCCGTCCGCTCCCCTGATGTAACTCACAACTTCCAGTTTCTTTGCCATAAGATCAGCCCCTTTCTCTGTAGTTTATGCGGGTGATGGCTTGGACGGTGCTTATTCATGCGCTTCAATCAGGTTCGCATACGGCATCAGCTCCGGATTCAGCATAATGAAGTCCGCGACTGCTCTGCGCTTGCCGGAAGCGGAAACTCTTGCAATGGCAAGTTCTGCCTCTGCGATTGCAAGTGCTTCCTGTTTGCGCCGCAGTTCACTGAGCAGCGCAGCAGTATGCTTTTGTTTGCACTGCTCTGCCGTCAGCGGCTCTTTCGGGGGAGCGGTCGGCAGCTTCGGCGGCAATGCACTCTTGCGGAAGTAATACTCCACAAGGAAGTCGTAGACCTGCCAAGCCTTGTCCGTGTTCAGGCTCTTGGCGTGCAGCAGTGCGCCGCGCTCTGTCCAGAGATAATAGCGGTTCACGTTCTTCGGAATCACGACTTCGATTTTTTCTAAGTCGCGTTTCAGAGTGCGGAGCGCATCGCCTGTTACAAGATAGAAATGCTTTCCTTCGATGTACCGCCGCTTGTTATTGTGAAAATTCTGCTGAATTGTAATCGCATCCGTTTCGTATTCAGCGGCAAGCTGTGCGGTTGTGAGAACACGCTCTCCTGCGCGTTCAATGATTTTCGGTAAGTTCATGCGGTTTCCTCCTCTTCTGCATCCCGCTTTTGGGACGGCTCAGACAAAAAAATTTGTGCTTTCTCTTTTTCATCTTGAATTAAAAGTACTTTGCATATTTTGTCAATTTCATTTGTGTCAAAAAAAGAATATCCAAAGATTTTAGCGGAAAGCGTATTGGGCGAAACACCAATAGCAGCTGCAAGTTGCCCCTGCGTCATCCCAGCTCTAGCGATTGCACTTCGAAGCAAATTCTTGTCCATTTTATCACCTCCTTATATTCGCAGCTATTTTTCAAACAGCATCCCTCTTTCGGGATGATTTGATTATAGCACATGTTTCACTGTTTGTCAACCCTTTTTCGGGATGTTTTCAAAATTTTTTTGAAAAAGTTATTGCGTTTTTGGGATGCGCGTGCTATAATATGTTATAGAAGGAGGCGATAATAATGTCGAATATACCAAGTGCTTTACTTGATGCAATTAAAAGCAAAGGATTATCGTATGCAGAACTTGAACGACTCACAGGAGTATCTAAATCTGCGTTACAAAGATACGCTACTGGTAAAACTAAGAAAATTCCTATAGACGTCATAGAGAAAGTAGCCAAGGCAACTAATTCTAAAATTTTGCATGACATTGCAGTTGACGAGGATTTTAATCAATTAATAGATGACTTAAAAAGTGTAAATCCCGTTCGTTCATATCTTGAATATCAATTTGCTACTGAGCAAGAAATCGAACTTGCTTTAACAATAATAAACGAATTGCCAAAATTAAATTATGATGGATTATCTGAGCTAAAAAAGAACCTTGATATTTATTGTAGATTAGAAGAATATAATAGTTAGACATTAAAGGCTCGCTCACAAAAACATCGACTGGCTGAAGTAAACCGAAGTTTGTCAAGAGCATCCGTGTGAAGATTTTTGCGCATGTTGAAAGCTGTCAACGAAATGTTGACATTCGATTTTTGCTGATTATTGACCTTTTTTCGCACGTTTTTAGCATTTTTCTGCATTTTTCTTCGCTTTTCAGCGGTTGACATTTTAAGGCGGATGGGCTATAATAATATTGACAGAGCCCACCACGCATAAGGCGGAAACGTACTGCGTACCAAGGTGGGCCTTTTTCTATATTTACAGGAGGTATCATTATGGGAGCATATGCACAGAATTCAAACAACACCTTTCACACCAACAGAAAGGTGAATATGACAAGAAAGCGCGGCGGTGCATTGGAACGCCGGATGCAGAAGATTCGCGGCGGGCGGATTATAATCAATCACGAAAATAACACGTTCAAGATCGTTCGCAGAGAGGAAACCGAAAATGGACAATAA